AGCTGCTGTACTGGCAATCATTGCTGCAAAAGCTGTTGAGTTAGCGGTTATTGCAGTCATGGCCGTGGCACTCGCAACCATCGCATTCAGGGCTGCTGTACTGGCTATCATTGCCGCAAAAGCTGAACTATTTGAGATCAGGGCACTAAATGCAGTTGCCTCACCTAAGACAGTGGTTATCGCGGTTGGATTGGCGGCTAAAATAGCCATTGCAGAAGAACTTCCCAACACTGTGTTATAGGGTGTTGAGCTGTAGAGCAGAGAGCGGAAAGCGTTCGTGTCCGACAAAAGACGATCAAAGGCCTCTTTATTGCTCAAATCCCCCAGCCAGGTATTCAGTTGAGCGCTTGTAAGCGTCTCAAGCAGACGCAGAGAAGAAGGATTCAGCATGTCAATTTCAGCCACTGAAGCAGCCATTTTGAACAAAGCACCTTTTACCAAAAGTTCATTGTCTGTGGCTGTAGATGGCGTGAATGAGCTTATACGCCCTTCAATTTCTGTTAAAAAACCATTGCGAAATTCTGGAAACCCCATATTTTCTCCTTACAGACCCGCAAGGGCCAAAGCTGTTATTTCGGCCAAAGCTGCATCAATCTGGCCTTGAATATCTGCGGCTGCAATCATCTGCTGAAGCTCAATCACTTGGGCTTGAGCGGCTGCCAGTTCAACCTGAGCAGCCGCCAATACAGGCACAACAGTCGCGTCGATGCGATCTAAGCCAAACTGCTGAATCTCTGAAATAGCTGTGTTCCAGTCCAATTTGAGCTGTTCGAGCTTATCCAAGCGGCTGTCCAGGTCTAGCCAGATCGGATTGAAGTACTCCTGGCCCAAGCGGGTCTGGGTATCCTTCATCTGGTAGCGAGGGTATTGCGTTGCCATGCGTTTAACCCTTACAGAGCCAGGTCATAGCGTTCGGCTACATGCCAGGATTGACGCCAGCTTGTGGTTGAACCGGTTATTTCAATACTGTAGGCAGAGGTCGGAGCACCCAGCGTAAAATCGTACTCGCGCCAGCGAGAGCGGGTATCTACAATTTCATCACGGGAACTCGTTGCTGCGACAGGCGTTCCACCAATAACCAACTGACAACCCGCAGTATGAACCAGCGGATCGAAGTCTTCGAGCAAAAGACGCACAATCACATGGCTACTGGGAGAGCCAAGAGCACGGGCTGTTGAATAATGGGTAAAGCTTGTGCCGATCCGGGAGACAATCACCTGAGAAGTAGATAATTGCAGACCTGGCATCAAGTCCGTGGTACCCACAAAGACCGCCCTGACAGGCAAAAGCGCGGGCAATGTCGCAATATTTTCAGCAGTTCCTGCTTTGATTGGGTACCAGATTCCACCCACTTGGTATTCCCAGAAAATCTGGGTACCATCAGGTGTAACTCCTTCATAGAGCAGATCCAAATCACCGATACCACCAGCCAGCTGGAGGGGTTGCATTTGAATCACTGATCTGGGAGTCGTAAACTGGGCAAACTGCAAGCGCAGCATCAAATCACGGTCAGCAGCCTCATTAAAATAGGCTCCATCCTGAGCATACATCAGCACGCCCTGGGTATAATCGGTGCCTTGAGTAAAGCCCACGCGATGCTGTGCGCCTGAAACCAGAACAATGGCGTAGCGGCGGCCAGACTCAACAAAAACTGGGCGCGGAAAGGTGATTCGCGTCCAGCCCGCAGAGAGTGCATTGGCAGCCAGATCGAGCTTTGCAATGCCATGATTCAGATCAGGCTGGCCCTGGCTGGCATCCGTCAGAATCAGGGTCAATCCACCGGCAGTATCCACACTGGTGAAATAAACATCAATGCTGGTCATCCAGCCTGTTTGCGCCATCAGCACGGTTTGAGCCAGGATTGAGCCCTGAACTGTATGCGTACTGGTAATTGCATCCCAATAGGTTTCAGCATAAGTGGTATACCAGAATTGAGTTGCACGCACCTGACCTACTTGCAGAATCATGTTCTGACGGTAAGCGGGATCGACTGTCCAGGTTTCTCCATTGATGCGGTAGATGCCGGTCATGGGGTCATAGATTCCACTGCGCCAAAATCCGCTATTCGTGCAAAGTGTGCGGGTTTCACCATACTGAATCCGCTCACGGCTCATGGTTCGCTGAATCATGCTTGTGGTTTGGTACTGGTACTGATTAATGGTCAGTTCACCAACTTGGGTTTCCATGCGCAGGCGGGTGATTTCGTTATAGGCAGGGAGCAAGAAGTTATCTGTGCTGAGTTTTGCGGCTGGGTCAACCGGGTTCAGAAGCGAGAATGAAACCGTATCCTGAGCCGCAATGACAGGACGAACACCCTCTTGCAGTCGGGCACTATACCCCACAGCCCCAGTATCTGATTCGTCTTCGTTCAAGAAATGGTCTGCCCCGTAAAACACGTAGGCATCAGGAATTTCCAGGCGTTCTTTGACTCTGGCCATATCCATTGCCAACTGAAGCGCTTGCTGAATCGTCGCACGGGCAGCAACAGCCTCACCCAGCCCAGCAATATCACTGATAATATGCGCAATGCGGGGCTCTGCGCTGGTAATCCAGCCCTCTGCTGTTTTCATACGGGTAGACAGATCTTGAAGATTGGGAAGATTAAAAGTCGAAGCCAGAATGACTTCCTGAATCCCAGAAGGTGAGAGGCGAACATGGGCAATCAAGGTGTAACCTGTTGGGGGCGAAGGTTTTTCAGGAGTAGGAGACTCAAGACCTTGGGCAATGTGCGAGATCACCACACGGCGCTTTTGCATCGCAACGGCTTCGGGTTGGGTTTGCCCAGTTTGCAAGTCAATCAGAAAGTCACGGGGTTGGATATCTGTATCTTCTTCCTGTCCATACACTGAAACCGCCAGCCATTTCTGATCTTGCAGCGGCAGCATTGAGAAAACGCTGACCGTTTGAGTGGCGGCAAGGAAATAAACTTTGCCTGTGGTTCCATCGTATAAGCGGCCCTGAGCAATATCCAGCTCAGTGGCAGTGCGGGCCGTCGTTGTCAGCCCGATAAACTGACGCTCTGAGGTTACAGCATCCATCAATAGATGCTGTTGACCTTCATCTAGCCAGGTCTGAGTATTGAGCAGATCGGCTGCTTGAAGCTCCTGTCGGTCGCGATAAATGACTTGTTTTTCCATGATGGGCTCCTGTTTTAATGGTTGGTAACACCGCCAGCCAGAACCGAACCGGCCAGAATATGGCCAGATCGAACGGGGCGGAAGGTCTTGGTATCAATGGCTATGCTGTCTGAAGCTCGGGCCGCCAGACGCATATTGGCCAGCAATCTTTGCAAAGGGGCGCGGTCGCCAGCGGCAACAGGCTGCCCCATAAATCTCCCGATTCTTGGGGAGCGTTTCCCAAAGAAAGCGACTTCAACCTGGGCGCAATGCGGGGGCATGGTCAGCCGGGAATACCCCAGATGAGATGCTGCTTTAGCTCGGGTAACGGGGGCGCTCGGATCAAAGAGTTTGATTCTACGGTATTGGGCCAGAACCGCTTCCAGGTTGACCAGACAGCGGGGAAACTTACCCAGATAGCTTGCGCCTGGATTGGCAGGGCGAATCTCAGAAACCATTTCCCCATCCGCATGAATAGGTTCCAAAGCAGGCTTAAGAGTGCGAATTCCAAGCGTTGAAGTCCTTTCTTGATAAAGTGCGACATCTTGCAAAACAATCCGACGATTGCTGGCATCAGTGGCCGCAACAAAGCGCAAAGGCCGCCCCAAAAATGAGGCATGACCCGCTTTGGAAGGAATGATTACCTCAGTAATAGCCTGCTTTTCAGCGCTGGCAATTTGCCAGTCTGGGCTTTCAAGCTCGGTCTGAAGCCCATTTTTAACCAGCGTAACCCGCAGGCGTGAGCGTACCAGGGCTTCAGACCGGGCTGGGTAACACTTGCCGCCCAGAAACTCAGAGCCCAGCATAGCCACCTGTTTGGTTCCCGGCAGGCGGCGGGTATAAATTCTTAGCTCAGGGTGCAAATTCAGCCAGGCATTGCGCTCTGCGACACTCGCCGCAGCGGAAAGAAAGGTTTTATTCGGGGGAGCGATGATTCGACGAACCTGACCCCCAGCTTCAGCAGCTTCGCGAATCAAGCCCGCAGGGGTACCCCGTGTTCTGAAGCGGGTATGAGCCGATTGAATCAAAGCTTTCCGCTCCTGATCGGATTGTGCAGACTGCCAAGCCGCAGTTTCTGTAATGCCCAGCATTTCGGCGAGATAGGGCAAAATAGCGCTTTCAGTGGAATCGACATGCCAGACCGTGGCTTTCCAGCTTGGCAAATTGAAAAAACGATCTGTCAGCTTTGCAACGGGCAGCCAGCGTGAAGATTTTTCCAGAACAGGGGTGATGTCAGTCAAGTTCGGCCTCCAGGAAAGCAGGCTCAGGCCAGCTCATGACCGCATACTGATGCGGTTCAATCGGGACATCGGCCCCAATCAAACCGACCCTTTTGATGGCTCCTGAATCTTGAATCTTGGCACTCAATTCAGACGCTACAAGGTCATAGCCCAATGTGTTTTTCAGCTTGTCTCTGTGCGCTTCGAGCACGGCCTGAGCAGATTGAAGCAGAGTTGCCACCAGAGCCCCTTTGCGGGGGGTGATCGTCACCAGAATCGGAGCCGCAATTGCTTCAGCAGCGACAACATCTACACGGTCAGTCAGTGGGCGGGAATCATCAGCCCGCACAGCCTGATCGACATTGGCAACGATTTCAGCGCTGTCTCCATCCGTCAAAACAGCCAGGCGAACCCAGCCAGGTGCAACGATTTGCACACTGACATCCACCACATGGCTGTCAGCAGTTAGGGCGATATAGCGATAGGCATTGCTTGAGCCCGCAGAGGGTTGGTTCATAGCCAAGAGCACGCGAACCCGAAAACGCTCAATATCCTCTATCAAAGCCCCACCACTGGAAGTGGTCAGATTGGTGACTGTAAGGCCCGTTTGAAGGGTATCAAAAGGCTCTTTAATCGTACCTGGAAGGAACCCATTAAACTCAGGGCCTGCGGTATCTGCCTGGGCTTTGACCTGCACCGAAGTTTGACCAGCCAGAATCCATGCATCGGCCACAGAGGCAAAGATTGCGCCATTTGCAGCTTGAATGCGTGTACCCTTTGGGATTAAGGTAGGATTCACCAAGGGCAGTGAAAGCGAAAATTCAAGCGTGGTTTTGGCAAACTGGGCAGGTAAACGGTAGGTATTGACCAGTTCCCCAAGGTATTCCAGCATGGGAGACCTGGCATAGCGGGCCAGATTCTGACGGGCTGCATCGTTGATGCTGGTTCTGAGCAAAGTTTCACGGTAGGCGATCAAATTAATTATGAGCTGTTCAATCTGGGCGGGATACAGGGTTTTCTCTGTGCTGGCCTCATAAGCGGCTTTCAGTTCATCGAGCACCTGAGTGGGGTTTTCATGAATGACTTGGGGTAGACTCATGCAGCACTCTCCAGACCACAATCCTGCTCATCTTCTTCAGGTTCTGTTTCGCAGGCGCAGCCACACCAAGAGCAGCAACAGCAGTTTAGGCAATCCGCAAAGGCCATGCCGCAATCCTCACAGGATGGACGCATAGGGATAAACCTCCACGCTTTGCTCTACACCATTGGCCAGTTTGAAATAAACTTGAATCAGAAGGCCAGAGAAATCTGTAATTCTGACCAGAACACGCTTAACAGTGCAGCGTGGCTCCCATTTGCGAATGGCCTCAACGGTTTCACGCACCACATGAGGACGGGCGCGGTCGATAGGATGATCAACATAATTGCGAAGATTGCTACCAAAATCTGGGCGCAGAGGGTCAGAGCCCAGAGGGGTTTCAAGAATAATGCGGATGCACTGACGCACATCTTCAACCCCTTCGACAATTCCCTCGCCCTCTAAGCTGGGTTGCCAGTGCAGCGTACTCATGGCCAAAACCAATGCCCAGGCGTGGGGGCCGTTGAATAAGGGGCGTTTGTCATAAACAAACCCTCAGGATCGAGGATCAAGAGCGTAGCGGGATCTGTCAGTGACATGAGAAAAGCCCCGAAAACCTTAGGGGATTCGGTTTCAGAGGGTAAGGTCATGTAATTGACTGGCGCGGCCAGGGTTGGAATGGGTGTGCTCATGCCCTTAGCATAGGGCTGAAAGCAAGGCAGCGTCGTGGTGACATAGTTCACACCGGGGGAATGGGTCAGGGTTGTGGCTGGAGAATCAGTTTACCCTGAATCAGAATATTATTCACCTTTGTCAAAGGGGCATCAATCGTCACCAATATGCCCTTGATGGTCACATTCTGGCCCTCGACCGTCACCGGCCCAGTGGCTTTGATGGTGATTTCACCCTGGGCATCCACCTTGAGCTTGTGCTCAGAGCGATCATACTCAATCACAGTACCATCTTTAAACTTGCGATGAAACTTGTCTTTTGACTTGACCGGCGGGGTGTCTTCTTCAGAATAAACCGCCCCGATGATAATCCCCTCTTCGCCCCTGGTATCCAGGAGCAAAGCAACCTGTGTCCCTATATCCACAGTGTCCAGAGCCTTATCGTCCTGAGAAACAGAAACAGGAAGAGGCAACCAATGGGTCAGCATATCATCGAGATCGGGAAGCCTGACCTTGACCTGGTAGGTCTCTTCGTCAAATTCTTCAATCAGACCATAGCGAAGGGTGACAGCAGACTCTTTCAGGGTTTCATTCATACAGAAACCCGCTTCATCTGTGATTCAGTGCTATAGCCACTGCGCGAAATCGTATGTTTGGATTCGACAATCATATACTCTCCATTCAGTTTGCCAAACTTAGAGGCGGTCACTCTGGCCCCAGCTACCAGTGAAGCATCTCCCCACAAGTTAATCGTAAAGCTGGTTTTATCGATCTCTTGCCGTTCTTGCTCGGCATCAGCCACAGCTTGAGCCTGACCTTTTGAATCCACGGGCAGAATTTTCTTATGGGTATCACTGGCTGTTTTATCCAGTGTCAGTTTGTTCTGGGCTTCGCCCTTGACCAACTTTTTCTTTCTGCGGTTTTGGTGTTTCACCTCTGTTTTTGCAGGCACTTCAGTGATTTTGTCCCGGTATTGGTAGCTGATCAGATCTGCCGGGGTAATGACACGAACGGCTTTTTGAGAAGCCAGGTCTTTCAGTTTGGCCACGACCAGCGTCTGGTTATTATCCGTCAGCTTGACCTCATAGCCATATTCCCGGCACAGGCGCACCAGAAAGGCCCAATCCGTTTCACCGTACTGGGTCGCTTTGGGGATCTGAATATCTGCAATTTGTCCGCTAACCTTGGCCTTGAGGCGTTTGGCTACCTTTTCGACAATGGCCTTGAGCGTGGTCTTTTCATAGGCTTTCCCAAGACGCGTTCTTGCCTGCCGACTCAATCCCGCAGAGAGCGCACGAATCCGAACAGTAGAGGGAGGGCCTTCGATTTCAATCTCATCCACTTCAAAGGCCCCGGCCTTAATCAGGGGCTTGTGGGTATAGCCATATTCCAGCTTGATTTCAGCTCCCTTTTCCGGGTACCAGGCATCCATCCAGCGGCCATCTGGGTCAACCAGTGAAACATCCAATTCATCAGATTGCCCGGTCAGCCGGTCAGTATAGACAATCTCTGTGATATATGGGGCCAGATCATGGGTAACATCCTTGCCCGCATAGAAAAGCTTAAAATCTGGTTTGATGGCTTGTTTCACTTCCACGGCGGAAGCCCTACAATATCTGCGGCCTGCTCAATCAGGGGGATATACAACTTGAGGCCAGAGGGCAGGGCAGGCGCAATCGGGGCATGGGGATTGGTTTCGATCAAAAGCCCGATCTGGTTGATATCACGGTAATACTGCCAGGCAATATTATCCCAGCGTTCCCCCTCTTTGGTAATGTGTTCAAGGTATTGCTGGCTCATTTTGGCGGGCCTCCGAGGCGACTGCCCACTTCACCAAAGGCCTGCAGTCTTTCAAGTGCAGGCTGAGTATTGGCAGACAGGCCAACGGCTGAAGACATGTGTCCAGCCGCAGCGCTCAATCCGCCCAGGTCAGTGGATTGTTCCAGCAAAGAGGCTGCTGTAGTGATTTCAGTTTGCGCCTGGCTTAAACCCGTGGCCACTTCACCGGCATCTTGAGCAACGACAGCCATCTCCTGGAACTGCTGAACATTTTCAACGGGTAGCAATTGAGCCATTTCAGCCAGTTCAGGAGCATAGGCACCGGCCAAACCAACCGCACCCAAAATATCTCCATTCTGAGCGCTGGCCACAATGTCATTCACACGGGCAGAGGCTTCGCCAATGGTTTCAATCGTTCCCATCACAGTATCCAGGGTTTCAAGGAACCCACCGGGCGGCTCAGTGAGCAAGACTGTGGGATTGGTGATTGCCTCAATCGGCAGGGTATCTACAATCACGCCGGGGGGATTGGGTTTTGCTGGGTCGCCAGTATACTCTTTGAGAGCGAGATTTAGCTCCATGGCAATAATATTCCCGCTGGGATCGGTATGCCGCAAAGCCACATCCAAATCAGGGATAACAAAGACCCCGCGATACTCACCCGTACCCATCACCAAAGAGAGGGTGTCCTGATTGTCCATGTGTTCTTTGAGCTTGCGCAGCTCATAGGCAGGGTCACACCAATTAGAATGCAGGAGCACGCGCCAAGAGATTTCATCAGGGGAAAAGCCCGTAAACTGAAGCCCAGACTTGCGGCCAATCAAAGCTAGATCGGCATAAGAGGCAGAATATTTTACACCCAATTCAGAAGGGCCAGTCAGAACTTCGATTTCAGTATCGCCCAGAGTCGCAAACGCAGTCATCAGGCATGGCTCCGTTTTTTGTCATGGGTGTAGCGATCCATAAATCGCTTGAACTCGGGGTAGAGATCGCGCACCGCTTGCTGCATTTGCTGCTCAGAACTTGCACCTGGCAGAGCACTGAGCTGAATCACAGGCGCGAAGGTGATATTATGCCCGCCGCCAGCGTTCCCTCTGGCAGAAGCTAAAGCCAGAGATGGGCCAGACAGTTTCTGAAAACTCGGAGTTGCAGCCTTTGCCAGCTTACCCGCAGCACCCGCTACACTGGCTGCTTTGGCTACCATGCCCAGCTCCAGGCCAGCACCCAGATTTTGACCATAGTTCATAAAGACACGGGACGGGGAATGGATTCCAAGGATGCCTGTAAATGTGCTCTTGATATTGTTCCCAATCTCTTTGAGCCTGCTCATTACCGCTCCTGCCGCTGAATTAATTCCATTTATCAGGCCGTGCATCATATTTGCGCCAATCGATAAGAATTTTTCGGGCAGAGCCATAAAATGCGCCAGCATTTCTTGTCCTTTGCTGATCATTTCAGCCAGTGCCAAGCCGAATTTTTTCCCCATCTTTTCAGCCGCGCCACCAGTGTCATTGACTGGGCTCAAAAGGCTTTTCAACCAGTTCCAAACGCCTTTCAAAGCACCCACAATAGGCTGAATAATCGGGGCAACTGCTTTGAAGGCACCATCAAAAGCAGGCTTCAGTGGTTTCAACCCAACCATCAGGCCATGCCAAAGCCCTTTGAAAAAACCTGAGATCGGTTTCCAGTATTTAAAGACCAATATTGCGCCAACAGCCAGCGCAGCAATAGCAATCCCCGCAGGATTCGCCAGAGCAGCCATGCCGACTGCGCGAATGCCAAGAGCAACTCCTCTCAACAGAGCAGGAATCTTGGTCAAAAGACCAGGGATTTTTCCAAAAGCTCCGCCAATAGCGCCGGGGATTTTTAGTAGTGCGCCTGGCAACCCAGCAAACAGCCGACCAACTTTACCCACAGCGCCAACAATTGAACTTCCAAAACTCTTGGCTGCATTACCCACAGAGCTGAAAGCAGATTTGAATATTGCTGAAAACTTTGGCATTGGGATTGGCTTATTGGCCGCAGCGACAATGTTTGCTCCTGCTGAAGCATTCCAAATTTTCATTGACAATGCCGCATCTTTGCCATGCTTCGCGAGCTTACCAGCTCCAGCGGCAATCTTGCTCGCGCCCGTTGCAGCATGTCCGAAGGCTGGCAGAGCCATACCAAGACCCATCGCTGCTGTTCCACCCACAACCAAAGCAGCCCCACTGAGCAGGGTAAAGGCTGTAGCCATCTTTGTAATTTGTGGATGTTCTTTGGTGAATTTCTGAAGGTTTTCAGAGAGCTTTCCAAAGCCATCTGCCATGGCTTTAAGCTCAGGAGCAATGGAACCACCAAGGGTAGCAAGCATATTGGTAAAAGTGCCTGTCGCAGAATCCCAAATGTTGGTAAGCGTCTTGAGCTGAGCTTCTACTTTGGTATTGAGATCAGCTTGGTCTTTCTTCTTTTTTTCCATGGCGTTATAAGCTTTGATTCCGCCAGAAATAATAGTGGATACCATTTGAGCATCTTGCCCGCTTCCGAACAAAGAATTCAGAACGGAGGCTTTTTTATCTGGAGCTAGTTTGTTAAGCTTTTCGAGCTGAGAAATCATATTGCGCTCACCAAGAAATTTGCCTGATTTGCCAAAGAACCGCATCTCTATGCCCAAGGCTTTAAGACTTTTTTGAGCCGCTTTTGCTTTGTCTCCAATGCCGTATTGGTACTGTTGCAATCCGCCCGCAAGGGCTGCAAAGTTAGTACCAACAGTTTCTCCAGAAAGACCAGTTTTGATAAGCATCGCAAAGAGAGTGCTAAGCCCTGATGCTGATTCCAAACCCTGAGCGCCAATTTCTTTCAGCTTGCCAGCACTACGCCCAAAAGCAAGCTCCATCTCTCCTGTTGTTACGCCAAGATTTGCTGTGCGCTGAATGGTATCCATAAACTTTTCCATGTCTTTGGATGCAATCCCAGCAGCCTCTCCAGTTTTAGCAGCAAAGATCGCGGCTTCACGGTAGGGCATTTTAAGCTGAACGCCAAGATAGGCAGCAGCTTTACCAACACCCCCAAGGATAGAGTCAGCCTTGACGCCCTGCTGATTCAGGGCAGTCATCATTTCCTGAAAGTCTGCGGTTGTGCCTGGCAACTTATTACCAAGATCTGTCGCAAGTTTATTGACGGCTTCAAAGCCCTGAGAAACGCCCTTAGAGTCCATCATCGAGACTCTAAGCTGAGTTGCCGCGTCTTCAGCTTCAGCGAAAGCTTGAATGGGAGCCTGCATTGCCCCAAGAATCTTCTGGCCCATCGCCCGCGAAGCGGCCCCAATCGCCAGGAGTTCGTGACTGAATTTCTTGACGTTGCTCTGAGCTTGCCCAAGAGGGCCTGAAGCCATATCTTTGAGCGTCAGCATCATGGCTAAAAGCATGTCAGACATGGGTTAATCCTCCTTGGGGGTATTGATGTGATTCCAGTAGGCGACAGACTCCTGACACCACCACGCCAGGTCATCAAGATCCATGCAGTCTATTTCAGACGGACTGGCTCCAGTGACATGGCAGAGATGAACAAGAAGCTGAGCGCTGGGTAGAACTACTTTCCCAGCAGTTTGTTTGAGGCCTGAATAAGTGCGTTACAGTCATCCAAGTCCATTTCGAGAAAATCGTCTTCGTAGTTCAAAGATTTTCCATTGATAGTGGTGGAATCAGCGGCCAGAATCATACCGAATTCGTTTGGATTGTCAGAAATGCGCATGGCGTTTCTGAGCTGTCGCCCTTTGGCTTTGCGCACAATCGCAGTGCGACCGTCAGAAAGGGTGACTTCAAGCTGGTTGGGATTGGTTTCTTGAGTTACGGGCTCCATATTTCAATTATCCCCCTATGTTACTTCTGTAAGTCGCCAGCATATCGACCCCACCGGCTTTGTAGATGTTTTCGAGCACGTCAATTTCGACAATATCTTCGCCATTGACGGTCTGTTTCATGTAATAGCAGGCAAAATCTGTCTCAAGCTCCACATTGTCTTGGGGCTTGAAATTCCCGCCAGGGAACTTTTTAAAGGCCACCGTCAGGTTAATAACGACCTTTTTCTGTTCTGAACGGCCTTGACCTGTCCAGGATTCCAGTGAACCACGCACCTGAATCTGCACAGACTTGAAGGGATTGGCTGTTTTCTTCATGGCATCGGGGTAAAGGCTTGACCATTTGATCTTGCCTTCGAGCTTCTCAAAGCCAGCGAAGGCTTCAATGCTCCCAACCATTCCCAGTGCTTTGTGCTCTGCTGTTTTCACCTTAATTTCAGGTAAGGTGATTTCTTCAACCCGACCCAGCAGACTATTCCCCTCAAAGAAGACATTGGCATTGGTCAGGCGGTTGATCGCAATTTTAGACATGGTTTGCTCCTTTTACGCTGCGGCCCCAAGGCCAGCCAGCAAATTGATGTCGAGGAAGGATTCAAAGGTGATGCGTTCTGCCGGGGTCGGCGGAATGAAGGTCACATCAAAGGTGAGATGGCCCAAGGCAATCTCTGTGGGGGGATTCTTGGCGGGATCGTAGGTTACTTCACCGTCTACAATCGCTCCACGTCCGATCAGAGTACGGACAAAGGCATTGGCGCTCTGAATGATGGCATCAATCAGAACATCGTCAATCGGGTAATCAATGAACTGGAGCATTGAAAACTCGATGGATTCATGCAGAACATCAGCGGTACGGCGCACAGAAACGAAGTTTTTGGGGCTGGTGACTGAAGGCCATGCGGCACTTCGATTACCCCAAGTGCGCAGACCCGTTCCAAAGCTGTTAAAGACCGTACAGATTCCGGCTTCGTTGAGCTGGTTGGCTTCAGTATTGGGATCGTTCACGCGGGCAGAGATTGGGAATTCAGAGCCTGTGATGCCCAGGATTTCCAGATTGGAGGGAGACCACCAATAGCCATTTTCAACATCACGTCGACACATGACTCCTGCCAGACGCTGGCTGTAGGGTTCCAGACGTTCGGCATTGAGCACGGTATCGTAAACTTTGAGATGGGGATAGCAGAGATAAGCCCGCTCTGAGCTGGTATTGAAGTTAATCGTGCCCGCAGGACCGCGCCCTGCAATGGCTTGGGCGGGTGTCGTGCCGATTGGAGCATCGATCAGGGCAATGGCTTTGAGCTTTTGCGCCATTGCAATCAGCTCAACTGCAACACTGTTCTGAGTGCAGAACACGGGTGAGATTAGAATCTTGGCGAAATAGCCGAAGAGGTTATACGTGTCATCCAGGGCCTGGATGCCTGAACGCTGCCCCCCCACAGAAGTGCCGCCGATAATATCCGAGGCCAATACTTTGGTAGGATCGGCATAGTCATAATCCGCTTCAATGGCTTGACCTGCGGTAATATCACCTGTCGGAATTCGGGTGACTTTCCCGGTCACAGGGTCAACTGAATAGTCTGTATCTTTGACATAGGTGACCGTCCCGCCAGTATTCTTCAAAACCAGATTGGCGATATGTGGATGCGCAAGGCTCAAGGTGCCATCGGTACCGAAGGTTTGAGCTTCAGCAGCCACAGCGGTTTTATGCACAGCAGGGTCAAGCACATTAATCACGATCACCGTGCCATAGCCTTGGTCGAAGATCGCATTCAGAGCTTGGGGAATGGTAAAGTTAGGGGTCTGAGGGCCAAAAGCAGCAGCATCCCGGTCAGAGAGCACCACTGTCGGCGTATTGACTGCACCCATTGGGGCAGAGCCAATCAGGCCCACCACAGCAGTTTTAACGGTTCGGATGGGGCGGGGGCCTTTGTCCACCTCGATGGTTTCGACCCCGTGAAGGTAATTGACAGCCATTAGGCTTTTTCTCCTTTGCTTTTGCTGGTTTTGGGCTGGGATGGCTCAGGAACAAGTCGCCGCTGGCTTACCAGTGCCTGGACGTATTCATTGTCTTCAGGCAAGCCATATTTCTGGCCGGGGTAAAACAGGACTTCGCTCCCGTCTGCCAATGTGACCCCAGAGGGCGGGCCGTTGTAGGTATAAGTGGTCATGGTCAAACCTCATCGAAAGTTAATAGTTTCAAAAGCGGCCCGATTACGGGCTCTGCATCATCCACCCAAACCGCTTGCGTGTTCAGGATAATGCTCATGCTCCAAGCCCCTTCTTCCTGACCGTGATTCGTGACCCGGCCAATACGGAAGGGAGTCAGACCAGAATCAGGGGGCACCCAACCCAGCAATGCTTTACGGCTGGCTTCGAGCAGCGAATAAAGTCCTGTTCCAGAGCGCAGCGAGCGAGAGAACAAGACCAATTCATAGCTCAGCGTGACGGGCTGGGCTGTGGTGAAGAGATCGATTCCGGGGCCGGGATCGGCCCCAGTAAAGACCACCAAAGCAGCCCCAATAGGATGGGTAAAGTTCCACTGTTTCTCTGGGAGAGCTTCAACCGGCAGCGGCGACAGAGCAATTTTCAGCCGGTCTACGATGGCGGTCTCAATATCCAGCTCCCAGGACATGCTCAGTACCCCAGATTCGTCATGATGGAATCAGGGGCTGAATAGGCAATGCCGGTCGGGGCGGCACTGCCCGTATCTGCGGTTGACAGACCCAGACTGACTTCGCCTTTGGCCAGCATCTTCAGGTATGCAATAGCATCCTCATAGCG